TCTTGCAGTCTCTTCAGTCATTCCATTTTCGTAGATTTCACCTTTACCGTAGAACATCAAAAGATACTCTACGAATGTATTAATCTCCTCTACTGTAGGAGCGCCACCGTCAAAAGCTAATGCCATTTTTACCTCTCTTTTTTTCATTTTACGTTGTTATTATAACAAGCGGGGCAGGTATTGTCAACAGCTAAATTGAAGAAATTTGAATTATTTTTTGAGGTGTTTTGAGTGGATTTTACAACCTATGAACTCGTTGTAGTAGTCATCTCTGAGAAGAACATCTTTTTCGAATTGTAGTTTCGCTTCCCAATACGAACAGTCACCTTTGGTGTGGCATAGTCTTAGAATGCGTCTGGCGAAGTCAGAACCCTGCTCTACGAGTAGTTTTACCTCTTCGGACGAACCGTGGTAATCTCTCCAATCGGATTCTTTCTTTACGATTCTCTTACGAGTCTTACCCTTGAGAGGCGGTAATCTACGTTTTGACCAAAAGAACTTCTTACCGATATACTTTTTACCTGTAGAGATTTCCTCTAACTCATAGACGAATCCCTGATAATCTTCTATGACTTCGGGTGTAGGGTTAAAGGGTTTGTCATTGTATGTCCAATCCATACAACTATTTAGGGTTATAAGAAGTGGTTGTTTCTACTCGTAAATGGTCTTACAGTTCCATCATACCACATCACTTTCCACAAGGATGTTCTTTTCATTTTAGGTAATGTGTATTCCCATTCGACTCCATCGGGTGATACCCAAGTGCAATGATATCCAAACCATATCGCACTTTTGTACCATTTGACTGAACCACCTTCGGTGATTAGTTTCTCTAGAGTCCAAAAATAACAGTTGTTCTTTTTAGTGAACAACCTATAGGGCCACATCCAAAAGAAAATAACGAATATAAAAAATGCTATGATTTTTCTCTGTAGGTCTGAACCTCTCTTTTTAGTAGTCTTCTTCCTCGACTTCAATTAAATCATCCTCGTCTATGTCATGTCCACACATAGGACAATGCACAGGTTTTACATCGTGACCGAAAACAGATATCTCTGTATTAACCTCGCACATTGAACATTTGAGAATATAGACATATTCATCATTCACTAGGCAGCAACCTCATCCCAACCCCAATCGCCAGAAAGTCCATTAACTGAATATTCAGTCACCCTCTTTTCGAAGAAGTTGTCATGAGAAGCACCGTTCAACACCCAATCCAACCAAGGTAGTGGATTGTCTTTTTGTTTAAACTTGGGTTTCATACCAAGTTGTAAAAGTCTGCGGTCAGCAATGTGTCGAATATACTTCTTCACATCTTCTTTTTCTAAACCCTGTACTTTTACATTTGCATACGCTAAGTCGATAAACTTGTCTTCTAATTTGACTGCATTTGTGGACATAGTATATATTTTTGATTTCAATTCATCATTTACAACACGTGGATGTTCATCACAGAATGTCCTGAATAACTTTGCATTACCCTGAACGTGTAGTGTCTCATCTCTGATAGACCATTCCACAATTGTTCCCATACCTTTCATCTTACCGAAACGTTGGAAGTTCAATAACATTACAAATGATGCGAATACAGACATACCTTCATTGAACACGGATTGTGCAAGGGCGAGGGCAAGTCCTGTATTGGTTTTGATATTACCTTCTTTCATGAAGTCAATCTTATCTGCCATCTCTGAGTATTCTAGAAACGCATGATATTCTTCATCAGGTAAACCAAGAGTGTCATTCAATAGTGCGTATGCACGTTGGTGTACACCTTCACGATTTGCAAAGGATGATAACATATTACGTGCTTCGTTGTTTTTAAAACGAGGGATTAATAACTCGTGGTAGTTCTCTCCAACCTGAACGTCTGATTGTGTAAACAATCGTAAGACATGAGTTATAAATTCTTTCTCACCTTCAGTGAGTTTGGTTCTCCAATCTTGGACATCTTCAGACAGTTCTGCTTCGTCTTCAATCCAATGTATTTCTTCGTGTTTCTTTGTTAATTCTACCGCCCAAGGGTATAGGAACGGTTTATATGTTTTACTAAAATTCAATAATGACATCTCTTCTCCTAAACGTAGTCTTATTTATACTTTTAACCTTCGCAAGCTTTACATTCCTCAGAATCTTCGATGTCTGATTGTGCATCAAGGTATACCATAAGTTCCTCATATCCCCCGACATAGTTTCCTTCAATGTAAATCTGCGGTACGGTCTTCACATCTTTGCGTCCAGTGACTTCTTTTGCAGTCTTCCCAATCTCCTGTAGGTCTATGTAATCGTATATTATACCTCTGAGTTTGAGTTCTTCTTTTGCCATTGCACAGAACGGACAATCCTTTTTACCATAAATGATAGTACGGTTATCATCTTGTAGTGCAACACGTTCTACTTTATCTGATACATTCTCTGCACGAGATTTTGCCTCAGTTCTAAGGTAGTAGAGACCTTTGAGTCCTTGTTTCCATGCTTCTAGATGGACTCTGTTCACATAACCCTTATCGGATTCTGCTGGAAAGAATAGATTTACTGACTGTCCTTGACATATAAATTCTTGTCTTTCCCCCGCATGTTTAATAATCCACTTTTGGTCTAATTCATCAGCGGTCTTGTATATCGCCTTTTCACCTTCAGTTAAGAATGGTAGGTGTTGTACCGAACCTTTCTTAGTAATAATAGAAGTCCAAGTAGAATCTGTATTCTCACCTTTCTCTTCTAATAGTCGTTGAAGATACTTGTTCTTAACTAAGAATGAACCCGCACGTGTCCTGTGTGTATACGCATTCGCTTTCAACGGTTCAATAGATGGACTCGTTGATAGTATTACGCCACTTGAAGCGTTGGGTGCAATTGCGATAAGATGGGAATTTCTTCGTCCTGTTCCCACGCCATCCTTGTATTCTCCTCTTTCCTCAGCCAATAGTCGGGTTTCTGTTGTCGCTTCTCTTTGTATATGTTCAAACACAACTCTATTAATTTCTCTTGCTGCTTCCGATTCCCACGCAACATTATGTCTCTGCAAAAGGGAATGGAATCCCATAGCTCCGAGTCCCAAACTTCGCTCTCTATCTGCGGAGTATTTTGCTCTTGCGATAGTGTCGGGTGCGTTTTCGATAAAGTATTGAAGGACGTTATCAAGCATACGGATAAGGTCACGTATAATATTGGTATCTTTCCACTCATCATAGTATTCCAAGTTTAAGGATGACAAACAACATACTGCGGTTCTGTCATCACTGGTTGGTAAATGAATCTCATTACACAGGTTTGAACCATGTATTTTGAGACCCAGCTCTTTTAGATTCTCAGGTAAATGTTTATTTGCAGTGTCAATAAAATTAACATATGGTTCACCTGTTCTAAATCTAACCTCTAGAATACGTTCCCAAATCTTTCTTGCACTGAGTTTTTCTTTGACGGTATCGTCTTTTGGGTCACGTAATTCATATTCTTCATCATTCATTACTGCTTCCATAAACTCATCAGTAATGTTGATTGCGTTGTGTAAGTTTAACGCCTTGCGTTGAACGTCACCCGTAGGAATACGGATGTTTAAAAATTCTACTATATCAGGATGATGCACACTCATGTAGGCGGCGTAAGAACCTTTACGTGTCTTACCCTGACGGTATGCAATCATGTCTGCGTCTACAGTATGCAGAAATGGTATTGGGCCTGGAGCAATGTCAGACACAGTTCGCACGTCAGACCAATGACCCCCGACACCCCCGCCATAAACACTAAGCCAACGTAACTCAGAACTATGGTCAATGAGACCTTCCAAAGTGTCAGGAACATATGTGAGGAAACAAGAAATCGGCATCCCCTTGTCTTTCTTAGACTCTCCATTCGGGGCGTTAGATAATACAGGAGAAGCGTACATAAACCACTTATTACTAACATAATCATATATACGTTGGGCAAGTTCTGCATCTGTTTCTCCCAAGTAAGTCGCCCACGCCTTAGCAGCTCTGGCGTATCCTTCTTGTGGTGATTTTTCGTGTGGTTTTAAGTAGAAGTCTTTGAGCATACCTACCGCATATTCAGCGAGTAGTGCGTCTCTTTTTTTATCGATTTTTATATTTCCCATTTTAGTCCCATAAAGTTCAGATGCACGTGTGCATCAGATTCAATGTATAGTATTATACACTGTGATACAAATAAAGTCAAGAAGAAAGACTTACTTTCTTCGGGATTTATCTATAGCACGAGAACCGAACCAAAATGAAATTATGGCGGCGAAGATAGCTTTGGTGTCATCGTCCCAAAGGATATTCAAGGATTCACGGATGTTTGCGCCTTGTTCAAGTGCTTCTAATAAAAGAGACACTTCAATAGCGGCGAACAAACCAAAGAAACAATATGTAATAATAGGTCTAACTGACTTCTGTAATCCTGCTATAAAACCTGTACCAGCGTTGATAGAGATATCGTGTTCTATCAACCTCTTGTGTTCGTTGTCAGCTGCTTGTGTTTCAAACATCTTGACCTCATGGTCAAACCCAGCTGCTCGTAATTCTGCCATCTTCTCCATCTTTTGGAGTTCAAATTTGTTATCCGCTTTCTTTGCGAAATGGTCGGTAATGGCAGGGATAACTGACCCACCAAACCCTAATAGACTTCCTAATAAACCACTCATCATTACTTCATTCCCCTTTTTTCTTTTATTCTGTTGGACGCATTCCTATCCGCAATAAACCTACGTAGGACAGAAATATCTTTTTTCTTTTTCTTGTGAACAGGTGGTTCACCTGTAAGACCCGCAACAGAACTAACACCAGTCATATCTTCATCTATGAATTCTTTTAGTGTTTTCATCTTGTTATTTCTCCTGTACTTATATATATGTTTTTCATGGAGTTCAGATGCACTCCACGGTAAATATCCATACCCATAATATTATCGACAGGTTGATTGTGGTCTTCTTCTATTCGAATCTTATCACCTTTCTTTATTAAATCGTCAACCGTATCGATAGTGACAGTATCGTTTAACATACGATACACGCCTGGCCCAAGACTTCCGTCCTGTAAGACAAACCATTTATTAGTGGATTCGACTAGTGAGATTGGGTCTATACCTGATTCATCTATAATCTTTTCTAGTTGATTATCAGGTAATTCACCGTGTTCTTTGATGAGTAGTAGAGCGGCACCATATCTTGCAATAACCGACTGTCCGCCTGGCGCCTTTGCGAGAAGTCGTTTTAAGTTAATCGCCATACGAATGAAAGGTGTATAGTGTGTCCTATACGCTGCTCTATCATCCGTTGAATTTGTATTGAAATCGGGATTCTTTTTACCATCTTTGTCGATGATACCCGCTTTGAATGCACCTAATTTGTCAAAGGGTGTGACAAGTAATTTGAGAAACCTTATAGTGAAAACAAGGTCAGTTGCTGATTTTAATAGTCCCATCTTATGCTCTTTTAATCTCTCTTAATGCATCCACTACTTTATTATCCATCTCAATGTTAGTGTACATATCATTTGTAATTACATTGAGGAAAATCAAAAAGGGTTTTATGACATTCCAGTGGTCAAGTTCTACTCTCAACTCTAGAATATCCAACCCAGCATCATTACCAAATACATTAAAGATAACTATAAGATGATTCAAAATCAATCTTTCACTTAATACTCCCGAATCCTTGTATCGATTGAGTAATCGTTTTATATACTTAAATCTCTTTAAGTCTTCAAAAAACTCTTCACTGTCTATACACTTTGGATTGTAATAATGTTTAGCTGCGTAGAGTATTAAGTTATCTTTAGTAAGTTGCATTATATAATTCCTAGACATAGTATATCTAGGACAAACTTATCTTAGTCCTAAAGCACTACCTAATTGTTCAATCAAAGTATCTTTTCTAAGTCTTCGGTCTAATTCTATCCCTGATTGTCTACCTAACGCCTCAAGTTCAACCTTAGACATTTCATCTAATGATTTATTACCTACGGGTGCTTCAGTTAACATTTCAGGTTCAGGTATCACTGTACTTACACCATGAAACGCATCAATCTCTTCTTGTGTAAAACCACCTGAGACATACAACTCACCTGTATCGGGGTCTTCCCATCCAAGTGCAGTTGGTACTGCGTTTTCGCACCATGCGGGTGCTTCGGGTGAATTCAGTGGAACTCCTGTTGGAATCTGTTTTGCCATGTTATCTTCCTCTATCTATAATATGGAAGGAACGGATTATTTCCCGTTCCTTTTTGCCATTCTCTCTAAAAATGCCTTCGCATCTTTAGTTCTACCGTCATACGGATTCTTTTCTTCTTTCTTAGAAACATCTTCAAGAGTGTTACCCTTCATTTGTTCAAATGCATTAGGGTTCTTTCCTGAAAGAACTTCTCTTGCAAGGTCAACAAGTGATTGTGCCTCACCTACAGTAGAATCCTGTGTACGTTTTCCACTCTTAGGTTTAGTTGCATCTTCACCTTTCTTGTTGTCTTTAGAAATAGAATCATTTTCTTTTTCGTCTTTACCGTGTTTTGCGACAAACTCTTTAGACTTAGGTGACTCTTTGTCCATAATACCTTCAGGGTCAGTTGCACCTTGAGATTCTTTTCTTTTCTCAGCAAGACCTTCGATTGCTTCCCACATTTCTGCGAAATGCTTATCTACATCTTCTTTCTTCATCCCTTCGATTTTTGAGATTTCAGGAGTTTTGTCGGAAGTATGGGGGTTTCCATTCTTCTTCTTGTCATCCTTCTTATCTTTCTTTGGTGCGTCCTCTTCATCGTCTCCCTCTTCATCACCTTGGTCATCAGCATCAGATTCTTCTTCATCATCAGAATCATCTTTCTTCTTCTTAGGCGGAACAGGAATTGGACGTGGTTCTTCTTCGTCTTCTTCTTCTTTGACTTTTTTCGCTTCGTTGACTTTCAAGAACTTGATATCTTCTTCAACTTCTTTGACTTTATACTTTTTACCAGCGACAACAAATTCGTCCTCACCTTTGTCTTTAGCAGCTTTTAATGCACCAGTAAATGCATTACCTTCTTTTTCCATTGCTTTGGAAACTGCCTTACGTCTCTTGTGAAGGAACTCATCAGAGTCATCAACATCACCATCGTTATCGATGTCTTTGTCTTTACGGTCATCGAACTTCTTCTTGACTGCTTTAGGTTGTACTTTATCTAACCCATCACCATCATCTGACTTGTCATTAGTGTTGTCTTCCATTTTACCCTTTTTCTTCTGAGCATTCATCTTATGGTCTTCAGAGAAAAGAATTTCCATGTCTTCAACATATACACGTTTTTCAATACCGTGTTTAAACTGAACGTCATACCATGCAACGAGTCCGTTATCATCGGGTATTGCGTGGGATTCAACGATAGGTTTACCTAGTCCCCATTGTGGGTGACTGACTGATACAGCACAGTCATGGTCTTTTGAGTGACACAATTCACGAATTTCTTCTTCTGTGTACCCTTTATCTTCTTGGATTCCCTCTACAACTTGGCGGTAAAGTTCACCCAATCTTTTTATGTCAGATGTTTTCATTGTTATCTCCGTTTACATCCAAATTGCAGATATCATCGCACCTGTGGCGGCTACAATGACTATCCAAAATAATCGATTGATTACATGCACTGTTTGTGCATTTGCGTCTACTTTCTTTTCTATGTCATCAAGTTTTTGTGAGAAACGATTCATCCGTTCTAGAGAAGAGTGATTATTCTTCTCAATTGCAATTAACTTCTCTTCCGCACGTGCGAGAGAGACCATCGCATCAGATAGTTTATCAATCTTATCCTCAATCCTGTCGAGTCTTTGAGATTGCGTTTCTCTTGTCATTCCTTTACCTCAGTTTTTCCATAGAAAATATAAAAGTATACTTCTATTTATACGTCTTGAATTCTTAAAACGAGGTCATATTGACCTTTTATAACACGATGATATACCATTTTTGGTATAGTGTACGTCATACCCTTTTCAAGAAGTATCGGGCGGTTATTATCTAATTGAAGTTTCCAGTTGCCCGACTCTAAAACTTCAATCTTCCTTTTTTTTCTGTCCCTGTGCCACACTAAGTCTTCTTCTTCAATTTCTTGGTCAAACACTCTAAGTGTTGCGCTTTTCATTTTGATTTCACGATATGGTGAAGTCTGTTCCATTGCTAATATATTCCCATCCCCATATATGCTGGTGAAAGTATAACGTTTTCAAGTTCACGTCTATCGACACATTCACATTCCATCCTGCTACGATTGTGTCCTTCGCACCATGCGACTTGACGATTGTCTAGACAGGTAAACTCTCCTTTAGTGAGATTTACCGTTGTCTTGTTTGGTAGAGATTTACTTGTACTAGTACAAGCTGTTGTCATTAAGATGATTGATACTGCCAAAATTAAATTTTTCATATTACCAAAAAAAGTTTCCTCCTCCTGAGAGTCCTAGTTTCTTGGCATATCTAGGGAGTCTGCACGCCCAGTATGCCGCTTTTGTTTTGTCATTCTGTTGGTCGCACTTATGACGAGCAGCGAATGACTTTCGAGCAGCAGGGTCATTCAACTTGACTTTAAGTCCTGTTGTATCACCCCACGTCACCTTTTTAACGTTCCCCGTTGAAGGGTCACGTACATATACGTAGTATTTCTTCGGCCCACCTCTCTTCGGTTGATTCAGTGGTGCGTCTTGTTTATCATCTTCGAAGATACAATCAAGTGCAACGTTTTCTCCACGGAATGTTGCAAACTCTCCAAGGTCTGATTCCATAATATCAACCTCGTGTTCTTCTATCTGAAGATTACCCGCATAGTATTCTTTACGAACATTACGCCAGTATTCATAATATTTCTCTGAACCTACACGGTATATATTGTCTTCTACCAATGCAGATTCTAATGCACAGTCGCAGTGTTGATTAAAAGTCCTCATAGTGGTTCTACCGCAACTCTACCTTTGCCTTGCATTTTCTTATTTAATTTTTTCTTTACGTGTTTAGCGATTGTATTAACAAATCCTAACCTATTATGGTTCAGGTCGTTTTCCATTTTTTTCTTTAAGTCCTTCAACACAATATCCAGTGCATGACCGTCAGTAGTGACTAACAGAGATGCTTCATCGATAGTATCTGAATATTGTTTAAACTTAATCATGACTGTCACGCCATCCTTTATATAGTATAACACATACTATACTAGTTATTCCTATTCCTATTATTATGTCTACTACAATCACTTAATAATTCGAAGTATCTTTTTTAAATCCTTGAGTGAACGTCCAACGTTATCCTGAAACTTCGCCTTGTCATTACCTTTCCTCATCGCCATGAAACCTTTCAGTGCTTTCTTTGCATCTGCCTGAGACACTTTAGTTTTCTTACCGTCTTTGAATTCCATCTCTCCACCTTTAGGTAGGTCTGCAATCCTTCTAAGTTGAATGATAGGATTCTTGTCAGCAGCTTTACGGTCATCAGCACTTGCAGTTGGGGTATCATCTGACTTCTTGAATCGGAAGTCATCATCACCCGCAATTCCACGCATTGCGTCACGTCTTGCACGATTTTCTTTAACAGGTTTCTCATGACTATAACCCATCTTGTCATACTTAACATGGTCAGCGTATGTTTTCGCCATAACTACCTTGTCACCTTTATACATCTTATGTGGTTTGAAGTCATCCTCAGACGCACATTCGTTCTTAGGTTTCTCACCTTTCTCTTTCTTAGAGATTGCAATAGCAGCTTGTTGTGCAGGCGATACTGCTTCCTCTATATTAGTAAGACCATCATCGACTTTATCTAAGTCTTTACGCATCTTAGAAATATTACCACCTGTGAAATCGATACTTAGGTTGGGTTCTCTACGGTCAGGTTTTTCAACCTTAATGTTCTTACCACCATTATTCTTGATGATATCAACATACATTTTTTCTTGACCGTTCCTGTATTCGCCTGGTTCATACTCCCGAAATAGAATTCCTTCGGAGACAGATTGTTTCTGCAAAATCTTCATCGCAACATTAGCGAGTTGGGCAGGTTTCATCTTCTCCATCTTCTTCTTGTTTGCATCATTTACTTTATCGTAAATCTGCACAACAGCAGATGCAGTAAACATATCAACCATGACACCACTTACTTTCATTGCTTGTTTCTTAGATACGATTTCACGCATCTTTTCTATCGTATTTTCATTTAACATTGCATTCTCCGTGAGACCCTTGTTCAACATCTTATCGATTTGAGGTGTTGACATATCCTTTTCTGTTGGGTCACCGTAAGATGATTTACCAATAATAACTCTTAGGAAATCGTTTACTTTCTTCTGACCACCCTTGATACGGACATGTTTACCCATGACCGCAGATTTAAGACCAAAACTTTTTGCTTGTTTTGCTATGTTGAGTCCATGTTTGTTTTGGTCAGCAGACTTAGACATTTTATTCCTTGGGTCTACAGTGATATCTGCAACTGCTTCATCAAGTTCAACTGACTCTACATACATATTCAGTTCGTATTTGCGACCAGTGTTGTACACTTGAACGTGAAGATTCTGCTTCTTGTCTGTCTTTAGAATATGAGATACTGTCTTACCGTTAGAAGGTTTTCTTGGGCCTGATGCCACCTTATCGTCAATCTCACTGGGTCGAACGGTTACGCCATGCTTCTTCTTAGCATGTGCATAGGCATGTTGCATTGCCGCAGAATACGTATCATGATAGATG